CAGGACTCCTTTAAGAGTTGACCCCCTACCCCCTTTTTTGTACAATGGTTCCATGGAGGTTGATATGAAAAAAATATTTATACTGGTACCGGTACTACTCTCTACGTTAGTACCTACTATTGTATTATCTAAAGAATGTACCCGTACTAACTCTAGTACAGATACTAAATTAGAACTTGTACCTAAGTTAGTACCTATGGTACCTAAGGTACCTAGCAGGCCGCTGGAGAAGAAAGAACTTGTTAAAGGTAAGCGGTATCTTTCCCTACATTGTGATGTGCCCAAGGATATACAGGAGCAGCTTCGGAAGAAGTACAAGATGGTTCCTGTGTGGTGGGGCGTGAATGAGTATGAGAACACGTACCTTGTTCACCGTAACCCTGAGACAAATGGCTGGGCTATGTTCGCTGCGTTTAAGAGTGGCGCTATATGTTATGTAGGTACAGGCCCTACAGGTGCCCTTGTTGATGTGAAGAGTGGCGAGATCCATTGACGGATGATGTGGCGGCGCTCCTGACGGAGCGTGAGAAGACACACGGCGATGCAGCCAGCACGTTCTCTCTTGCGGGAGATTTGGTTACGGCGCTGTTGGCGCATCGTGAGGGGCCGATCAAACCGCACGAGTTTGCTATCGTAAATATCCTGCATAAGATTGCCCGGATATCCTGTGGCAGTTACCACGATGATCACTGGGATGATATTAAGGGCTATGCAGACCTGGGGAAGAAACTACACAAGGAGTTGACAGAAACCTGTCAAGGGGGGTAGAAGTTGTATGTTCGCTGTATAGTGTGTGTTGATCATGGTGACGATACAAAACTTTGTGGTGAGCATGATTCTCTCGACCTCCCCATATTAGGCCCCGTTGTTTCTCCCTGTTTCGACGGGGCCTGATTATGGAGATCAGATGAGAAAGATGCACGACAACTACCCGACGCCGATGAGTATCGTTAACGAACTCGTCAAGCGTTGGGCGAAAGAGGGTATGATATTTTGGGAACCGTGTTCTGGAGACGGCAGGATAGCCGAGGTGTTGAGAACCAAAGGGTGTCGGACAATGACAACCGATATCTCTATGGGTCAGAACTTCTTCGACTATCAAAGGGGCATCTGTCCCAACGTGATAACGAACCCGCCGTTCAAAGACATTCGGCCTTTTATTGATCATGCTTTCGCTATCGGTGTTCACAGTATGGCGCTCGTCTGTCCTGAAAGGCTTTGGGCTTGTAAAAAAGGGCGCGAGCAGTTTATGCGCCACAGACCGACAAGGTTTGCAAATATGGATTGGCGTGAAGACTATTTGCAGAAAGGTGGCTCACCGGATCGGGCGCTGGCTGTAGCGATGTGGGACACGCCCCATTCAGAAACTTGTTCCTATGAAGTCTGGACAAGGACAGAGTAATGATCACTTACCGTGGCGAAAAGTTTGGTGGGTACAACAAACCCAAACGCACGCCCGGTAAGAACAAGAAGTTTGCTGTGCTGGCAAAGCAGGGCAAAGAGGTGAAGCTGGTTCGGTTTGGTGATCCGAACATGAAGATCAAGAAGGACCAGCCGAAGCGAAGAAAAAGTTTCAGGGCGCGTCACGGATGTGACAGCAGGCCCCCCAGCAAACTCAGTGCCCGTTACTGGTCTTGTAAGAAGTGGTAGGGTAAGATGGCAAAAGGCGTTCCTCATTATTTCCGAGATGGAACCAAGCATACTGGGGGTATGCACAAGATGCCCAACGGTGAGATGCACAGTGGCGCTCGTCATACAAACAACAGCAAAAAACTTTTCCATCTTGCTGATCTTTCAGCAACCGCAAAAAAGAAAGCGAAGAGTAAAAAGTAATGGCTAAGTTGTGTGCCAAAGGGAAAGCTGCCGCCAAACGTAAGTTTGATGTGTACCCTTCGGCTTATGCGAATATGTACGCAAGTGCCGTATGTAGTGGCAAGGTCAAGCCCGGTGGGAAAAAGAAAAAGGAAGCGGGTGGATCTGTCGGTAGAGGGTGCGGTGTTACAAGAAAAGGTTCCGGGGCTGTTATGAGAGTCACGGCATGAGCCTCCGTAAGTGGGTGGATGAACAGTGGGTGGACATAGGTGCGCCTAAGAAAAACGGGAAGTACCAGCCTTGTGGCAGGAAGTCCTCCTCATCAAGTAAGCGGAAGTATCCGAAGTGCGTTCCGCTTGCTAAGGCAAACAAGATGTCGTCTTCGCAGAAGAAAAGCGCGGTGTCTCGTAAACGATCTAAAGCGCAGGGTGTAAAGGGAAAGCCGACAATGGTTTCAACCTTTGCGAAAAAGAAGAAGTAGATGCAGACTCTGGCTACCCTTCAGTCTCAGATAAGCCAACTGCCCTATCACGAGCAGTGTGAGCTTTTAGAACTGATGGAGAAGCTGGAGACAGCAAAGACACGCGAAGCAAGTCAGACAGACTTTCTTTCATTCGTTAAAGCCGTGTGGCCCTCTTTCATCGAAGGCAAGCACCACAAGACCATGGCTGAGGCTTTTGAGCGTGTAGCTGAAGGCAAGTTGAAGCGGCTTATTGTCAATATGCCTCCTCGACACACGAAGTCTGAGTTTGCGTCCTACCTGTTGCCAGCTTGGTTCTTAGGGAAGACGCCAGAAAAGAAAGTTATTCAAACAGCACACACCGCAGAGTTGGCTGTAGGTTTTGGACGTAAGGTGCGTAACCTGTTTGGTGACCAGACGTTCAAGGATATATTCCCTGGATCTCAGTTACAGTCCGACAGTAAAGCGGCGGGACGCTGGAACACCAACAAAGGCGGTGAGTATTTCGCCATCGGTGTTGGCGGCGCGGTGACCGGTAAAGGCGCAGATGTTCTGATCATTGACGATCCTCACTCAGAACAGGATGCAGCCCAAGGCCAGTATCACCCTGAAGTTTTTGACCGTGTGTATGAATGGTACACATCCGGTCCACGACAACGACTACAGCCCGGTGGGGCCATCATTGTGGTGATGACCCGTTGGAGTAAACGAGATCTGACCGGGAAGATTATAGATAACTCTGTGAAGCGAGCGGGTTCTGATGAATGGGAGGTGATTGAACTCCCGGCGATTATGCCCTCCGGTAATCCACTTTGGCCCGAATACTGGGGCATCAAAGAGTTAGAAGCCCTGCGGTCAGAGCTTCCGCTATCGAAGTGGTCAGCGCAGTACCAGCAAGACCCAACCTCAGAAGAGGGTGCGCTGATCAAAAGGGAATGGTGGCAGGAGTGGAAGGGTAAGCACCCCCCTCCCTGTGAGTTTGTTATCCAGAGTTGGGACACGGCGTTTCTTAAAACCGAAAGGTCTGACTACTCAGCTTGTACAACGTGGGGCGTTTTCCTGAATGAAAACGAAAACGCCATGCACATTATTCTGCTGGATGCTTTCAAAGAACGCATGGAGTTTCCAGAACTCAAGAAGCGTGCATACGAGATGTGGCAGGAAGCAGAGCCTGATGCGTTTCTGGTAGAGGGCAAGGCCTCCGGGATGCCCTTGGTGTTTGAGCTTCGACAGATGGGAATACCTGTGTCGGAGTATGTCCCATCAAGGGGCAATGATAAGATTGCTCGGGTTAATTCTGTAGCGGATATGTTTGCTTCAGGAATGGTCTGGGCTCCGGCCACACGGTGGGCTGAAGAAGTTGTTGAGGAGTTTGCTGCGTTTCCCGCTGGGGACCACGACGACCTTGTGGACAGTTCAACGCAAGCATTGATGAGGTTTCGACAGGGTGGGTTTATTCGCAATCCTTCCGATGAGGAAGACGAGTGGATGCCGCCCCGTTATGCGGAGTATTATTGATGGCGATTGACAAGGCCCTATTAGGATCAGGAACGCCAATGCAGGAGGGCGGTTCTGTAGAGATTGAGATCGTCAATCCTGAGGCGATGTCCATTAACACACCAGACGGTGGGATGGTTATCGACTTTGATCCTGAAACCGAAGACCTTATTGAACATGGCTCTAACCTTGCGGAGTACATTGAAGACAACGACTTAGGCTCTGTCAGATCTGAGATTATGGGTGCGTTTGAAGCAGATCGTTCTTCACGTAGCGAGTGGGAAGAAACGTACATTAAGGGTCTTGATCTCTTAGGTTTAAAGATTGAAGAGAGGACAACGCCCTGGCCGGGGGCGTGTGGCGTTTTCCACCCCGTCTTGTCGGAAGCGGTTATTCGTTTTCAAGCACAGTCGATCATGGAAACTTTCCCTGCGAAAGGTCCTGTGCGAACTCAAATTGTCGGGGACCTGACGGAAGAAAAAGAAGCCCAGGCTATTCGTGTTCAGACTGAGATGAACTACCAGCTTACGGAAGGTATGCCCGACTACCGGAGCGAGCATGAGAATATGTTGTTCGCTCTGCCGTTAGCGGGGAGTGCGTTTAAAAAAGTTTACTATGACGCTGACATGGAGCGGCCAACCGCCGTCTTCGTTCCTGCGGAAGATATGGTTGTTGCTTATGGAGCAAGCGATCTTTTGAGTTGTGGGCGCTATACCCACGTGATGAAGAAGACAAAGAACGAGGTTCGCAAACTACAGGTTGCTGGGTTCTATAGGGATATTCATCTTGGCAATCCGTCTCCTGACTACACCAAGGTGCAAGAGCAATATAATTCTTTGCAGGGCGAGCGTCCTGACTTTGAGTACGATGATCGTTACACGCTCCTTGAGTGTCATGTCGATCTGGATCTGGTTGGCTTTGAAGATGAGCGTGACGGTGAAGAGACCGGTATAGCGTTGCCTTACG